TGGGACAGGGCGTTCCAGCGCGCATCGCAGAGCACAGCTGAGAGCTGGCGCGTGGCTTGAAAGGAGCGGCACATGGCCAAGAGCACAGCCGGCATCGGCCCCAAGGGACAGCGCAAGGTCGCAGCCGTGATGCATGAGTGGGGCGCCGATAAGCTCCACAGCGGCTCCAAGCGCGGTCCTGTGGTCAAAAGCCAAAAGCAGGCCGTCGCGATCGCGCTGAGCCAGGCGAAGAAAGTCTCGCGGCCACGCGGCCCATGACGGAGCAGCCCGACACCACCACGATGAGCGGCGCCGAGTTCCATCGCTACGCCGGCACCGATGCGCAGAAATGGGCCGAGGGGTTTATCGCAGCGTACGACGAGGCGTTCCTTCGGGTAGACGACGACCCCCTGATAGACCGCGATGAGCGCATCGCTTGGGCCGCAGCCTGGTTCCGGGATTACGCCGAGGTGTGCGTGGCCGAGGAGCTGGGGCGCGTCACCGCTCGCCTGGTGCCGCGGCAGGAGTAGGGAACGAACGTTCTCCGTCCACAAAGGGATATTATCGGTCGGAACAACCGCAGCACTAAGGTCTAGACAAATCGTCCGATTGGTGACGCGCAGGAAAACCCGCGGAGTCCCGAACCCAATCGCCCACGAACCATTCAGAGCGGCATCACAGCCCCATGCCAGACAACGGCTTAGCCCCACCGAACATGCCCTGGCTGTGGCAGCCCAACAGCCCCGTGGGCCAGCCCAACGGCCTCGGGCCGCCGATGCTCAACTACGCCGCTCCACCGTCCGACACGAGCCAGGGCGCAGGCGTGGCAGCAGCGGGCCAGCGGGTGTGGCAGTGGCTACAAGACCAGCGCGCCGAGAGCGTGCGCCAGGGCCTGCTTGATCCCGACACCGGCCTGCCGACGCAGAAGGGCCTCGTGGAGGGCGCCAAGGCTACCGCTGAGGGCGTCATGATGGGCACCGCGGCGCCTGGAGAGGCTCCCGCATCCGGCGGCCTGCGCATCTCCACCCGGGTGCCGACCGCGGGCGGCGCTGCCGCAATCCACGGCAACAACGATCTGCAGATCAACACCGACGCCATCACCGGCACAACGGCCGAGGCCAAGGTGGCAGCCAAGCTGCAGGGCTATCCCGATGTGCTGCCAGCACAGCCAGGACAGGACAACGCGGCGTCGATTGAGGCCGCGACACAGCACTTCGCGGACAATATGCGCTGGATCTACGACAGAACGGACCCCGAAGTGCGCCGTCAGTCAGCCGGCTGGTATGACGGCGCTCACAAGCTGACCAGGGACATGGCAGACCAGTATGGCGTGCCGCATGAGGCGGTGGCGGCCATGACTGCTAGGCTAAGCCCCGGCACTGACTGGTATCAGAACGTCTCGATGACCAAGCGGATACTGGACATCGCCGCCAACCACGACGCAACACTGGCGCCGGAACAAGTTCCCTTCGTCCAGAGCTATGTCGACGCGCAGAAGCGGCCGGCAATTCAGGGCGCAATGCAAGCTGAAGTGGATGGTATGTCTGGCAAGCGTTACGCCGATATGACCGATGCGCAGCGGTCGATGTTCATCCGCAGCCTAGACGAGGCAAAAACCGCAGAAGACCCGACCAATGCGCAATATCCGATGATCCACCCGTCAGGGGTCGAGATTGGCACCGCACAGAACCCGAGCGGGACCGCCCCTGCTAATTTAGGCTGGCAATCGCTCGACAATATCGAGAAAGCGCTCAAGATCCTGCGCAACCCAGAGGCGGCCAATATCAGTGAGCAACTCGGCGGCGCGCACAAGATCCGCTCGTTCTACAACAACATCATCGAGCCGAACGCGCCGCATGGCGATGTCACGGTGGACACCCACCAGATTGCGGCCTCGCACCTGCTGCCGATCGGCATCTCGGACCCGGTGGTGGAGCACGGCATGTCGGGGCCGCCCTACGCCAACCAGACAGGCGCCACCGGCCTCTATGGCGTCTATGCCGACGCTACCCGGCGGGTTGCTGACCAGCTCAATGCGGAGAACCCTGGGCTGAATATCTTGCCCCGCCAAGTGCAAAGTATTACATGGGAAGGCGCGCGGGGCCTGTTCCCGTCTGCCCTGAAGCGAAACAAGTCGCAGGTGCAGGCAATCCGCGATTTGTGGAGCAACTCGACCGATGCCGCAGCAACCAGGGACGCCATCGGAGCAAGTCGTGGCGTCACGTCTACAGGCGATGAGCCCACAACAATACCAGCGCCTGATTGGTTCGGACGGCATCCTTGAGATGATGGTACGGCGTAACGTACCGCTGACCCGCGACAACTACGTCGACATTGCCAATGCCGGCCGGCCCGACGAGGCCTGGACCCATGAGCACGAGGCGAGCCTGCCGAGCATTTTCCGGCCCGACGAGTAGCCGCCTCGCCGACCTGACCCGTCTCGACGAGCTGGACCTGCTGGAGTGGTGGGACGTGGCGCGCCGCGTCAACCCGCGCATCACTTGGGCCGAGTTCCTGCACCAGTGGCACGAGTTCCAGCGCCTCAAGGCCGCACGCAAGGCGAACTGACCGCATATGAGCGACACAGCTCTCCATCTCCACGTCCATCCCGGCGACCGCGGCCCCGACACGCCGCCGGCGATCCGTGACCTGACGGGCGGCGATCCGGACGCCTATCCCCGTGACCTCGACGACCTCCACGCCCGCCTGATCCGCTGGTTCGAGGAGAGCGAGCTGGCGCGCCAAGACGAGATCAACCTGGCGCAGCGCGACCGCGATTATGTCGACCACAACCAATACACCAGGGACGAGCTAAAGGTGCTGCGGGAACGCGGCCAGCCGATCATTACGATCAACAAGATCAAAGATAAGCTGGAGCTGCTCTGCGGCATGGAGCGCAAGGCGCGCACGGATCCGAAGGCATTTGCCCGCACGCCGGCCGAGGAGGACCGCGCCGACGCGGCCACGCAGTGCTTGCGCTACATCGCAGACGACAACTCGTTCTCGCTACTGCGCAGTCTGGTATTCGAGAACATGCTGACGGAAGGCGCGGGCGGCGTCGATCTCGGCCTTGAGGATGATGGCCAGGGATCGTGCAATGTCACCATGACGCACATACCGTGGGACCGCGTTTGGTACGACCCGCACAGCCGATCGCTGGACTTTGCCGATGCGCGCTACAAGGGCATGGTCATCTGGACCGATCGCGACGCGTTGGAGGAGATGTATCCCGACGCCGACGATGTGATCGAGTCCTCGTTCTCGTCCACCGATTTCTACTACAATGACCGGCCCGAGACTGCGTTCTGGACCGATAATAACCGGCGGCGTGTGCGCCTCGTACAGTGCGACTGGGCCGAGCGTGGAACCTGGTGGCGCGCGACCTACACCAAGTCGGGGCTGCTGGCCAAGCCGCAACGCTCCAAGTTCAAGGACCGTAAGGGCAAGAGCTGCTCAGGGCTACTGCTGCAAAGCAGCTACATCAATCGCGAGAACCAGCGCTACGGCATGGTTCGTGGGCTCATCAGCCTACAGGACGAGATCAACAAGCGCCGCTCCAAGGCAATGCACTTGCTGAACGTGCATCAAGTGGTCGCCGAGCAGGGTGCTGTGCCCGATGTCGACAAAGCCAGGAGAGAGGTAGCCAAGCCGGATGGCTATGTCGAAGTCATGCCGGGGCTGAAGTTCGAGATCCAGCAAACCACCGACTTAGCCACGGGCCAGTTTCAACTGCTGCAGCACGCCACCGCCGAGATGCAGCTCTCAGGGCCGAATGCCGCGATGAGCGGGACGGACTCACGGGAGCTGTCAGGGCGGGCGATTCTGGCGCAGCAGGCCGGTGGTGCGGTGCAGAACGAGCCGCTGGCCGACGCGCTCAGGTTCTGGTCGCGCCGCGTCTACGAGACGGCGTGGCAAGCAGCTAGGGAATATTGGACTGGAGGGAAGTGGGTCAGGGTGACCGATGACCTGGGGGAAACAAGATGGGTGGGGATTAACCGGCCCGTAAGATTGATGGATAAATTGGCCGACATGGACCCGCAGCATAGAGCCGCAGTCATGCAACAAATGCAACTTGTCCCTGGCGATCCGCGATTGCAGCAGGTCGTGGGGATTGAGCACGACATTTCGGATTTAGATGTAGATATCACCATTGAAGAGGGAATTGATATTCCATCGCTACAAGCGGAAGAATTTCAGTCGCTAGTCCAACTGGCTTCGGTGCAGCCTGGATTGATCCCTGGCGATGTCCTCATTGCGGCGTCAGGGCTGCGCGACAAGGACATGATATTGGAACGAATGAAACAACACCAACAACAGCAACAACAAGCACAGCAGCAGGCGGGGCAACTCGCAACGCAGCACGCGCAAGCCGACATCCAGGGCAAACAGGCCAAGGCGCAGGCGGATATGGCGCTGGCGCAGGAGCGCAAGGTGAACGCGGCCGCCAACGTGCATTCCGTGCATGGCGAGTTCAGCGCGCCACCTTACGGCCAGCCGAATGTGGCTCCCGACAACCCGCCTGGCGCGTCACAGCCGATGCTGCAGCCGGCGGATCCTGAGCAGATGACGCCTGAGATGGCGATGGCTCACCACATGACCGACCTGGCCAAGAAGCAGGCCGATATTGCCAATACACGCGCATCCACGATGCTGACCGCGGCGAAAATCCCGCAGACCGCGCAGCAGACGCTGCACACCGCGCACCAGACGCATCAGACGGCCCTCACGACGAACCGGTTGATGCGCACGCCGATTCCACAGCCGCAGCCGCAAGGAGGTGCGCCGTGAACCTGCTACTGCTGGTCGTCATCCTGATCGTGCTGTTCGGCTTCGGCGGCGGGTACTATGGCTATCGGTCGGGGGTGTACGGATACGGCGGCTTCGGAGGAATAGGGCTTGTGCTGCTGATCATCGTGCTGCTGCTGCTGTTCGGTGGCGGCCGGTTCTGGTGATGCCGCGTGCTGTTTTGGACGCTGGTTGGGCTCGGGGTATTTGCGGCGCTGATCTGTACGATCCTGGTGATCGCCATGATCCGGGCGACGCGGGACAACGAGTGGTGACGTGGTGAGCCACGGGGCGCTGCTCGGCATCATGGTGCTGGCGCTGGTTGTGCTGCTGATCACCGCGGTAACGTGATGGGATGATCCTGCAGAACACCCCGTTCCGCTGCCTTGCGTGCCATCACAGGTGGATGGACGATCTGGTGATGGACGCGCCTGCGATGGTTGTTGTTGCCTCGATGCGCGCCATCCATTGCCCGCAGTGTGAGGCTGGCTGGAAGCGCATCGCGATTGCCATCGAACCGTCGCGTGACGACACGCCGCAATAGCGAGTAGGGGCGGCTTCTGGCGGTTACCGCCCGCTACTCTCCCGCGCTCCTTGCACGGACGCGGTGCGTCATCACAGCACGGTCGAGTCGAAGTGGCAACGGGGTGTAGGATGAGGGCTCGTCCCCGCTACAAGCTGACATCAGCCAGGGCCAAGACGGTAGGCCGGCTCGGTGGGATAGCGCGGGCGAAGGCACTGTCGAAGCACCAGCGACAGGACATTGCCCGGAAAGCCTCACTGGCACGCTGGGGCACGCTCTACCGGCTGTGACGACGCAAAGACGCAACGACGTAGAGACGTAGAGACGCAACGACACATGGAGACATCTGATGCCGACATTTCGCGTGACTGGCGG